GTGACATTCTACCTGTTGTCACGAATCGCCCTTTCTTTATTTATGACCATAAATACCGATGACATAACTTTGGTCTTGATCTTTATTCAAGGCAAAGATATGAAATTGACAATCAAGCAAGAGAAGTTCTGTAATTATTACTTGGAATCAGGCAATGCTTCCGAGGCGTACAGGCGTGCTTATTCTTGCGAGAATATGAGACCAGAGACTATTAATATAAGAGCTTGCGAGCTTCTAGCCAACGGTAAGATAGCGGTAAGGGTAAAAGAGTTGCAAGCTGATTTACAAAGAAGATCGGATATAACCAAAGACGAGGCTATTGATATCCTTAAGAATATAGCACGGGCCAATGTCGTGGATATGTTGCAAATCAAGAGGGGGAAGAACTATGTGATCTTCTTGATAAAAGATTTGTCTAAACTGCCTTTGTCTTTCCAATTAGCTATCCAATCGGTCAAAAGTACGGATAAGGGCTTTGAGGTAAAGATGTATTCCAAGATAGACGCTTTGGATCGCCTTTCGAAGATGATGGGATGGGATGCGCCTGTCAAATCGGAGGTCAATATAGATGGCGAGGATAAATCCATAACTATTCAGGTTATTGACAAGAGGGAGGACGTTATCAATGGTGATACAGACGACTAGGATATATACGGAGGTACAAGGCGCTTTGGATAGCGGTTATAAGATCATATCTGCCCAAGGATCTTCAAGGAGCAGTAAGACTTATAACATATTGATATTCCTTATAGCGTATATCCTTCATAACCCTAAGCTGTCTCTATCTATCGTGAGGAAGACATTACCGGCGCTGAAGGGATCTGTCTTCCGGGATTTCAAGGAAATCATGATTGATAAGTTCCGTATATGGGATAATAGGTGCATGAACAAGTCGGAGATGGTTTACTCGTTCCCAAATGGATCATTCGTGGAGTTCTTTTCCACGGATGATGAACAGAAGATAAGAGGAAGGAAACGTGATATACTTTATTGTAACGAGGGAAATGAGATATCTTATCTTGAGTGGCAGCAACTGGTGATGCGTACCACTCTTTTCTCTGTCATTGATTATAACCCGTCGTTCAGTGACGAGCACTGGATTTGCGATCTAAACAATGATCCTAGGACGTATCATTTTATATCCACTTATAAGGACAATCCTTTTTTAGAGCAAACAATCATCGATGAGATAGAGTCATTGAAGAATAAGAATAAGGTGCTTTGGGCGGTTTATGGGTTAGGGCAGCGGGCGATGGCCGAAGGGTTGGTGTTCCCTGATTTCGAGATCGTGGACGAGTTCCCGTCCTATGCCAAGCATGTGGCGTTAGGGCTTGACTTTGGATATAGCTATGACCCTACCGCTATAGTTAGATGCGGATTGGTTGATGATAGGTTATATCTTGAGGAGAAATGTTACCGTACCCATATGTTAACCAAGGAGATTATTAAGGTATTGAAAGACCTTGGCTTGGTGGTTTACGCTGACAGCGCCGATCCAAGGCTTATACAAGAAATATCAAATGCGGGGATAATCATATACCCTGCGGACAAGTACAAGGGATCTGTTATGGGAGGTATTATCAAGATGATGGAGTATAAGATTTGTGTCACCAAGAGATCTTTAAACTTGATAAAAGAGCTTAGGAACTATGTATACGCCCAAAACAAGGACGGTAAATTTATCAATGAGCCTATTGACGGGTATAACCATCTTATCGACGGGGCACGTTATTGGACGATAGGCAAGCTTCTAGGAAAAGTATTAACAACAAGACTGTACTCGAAGGAGGAGTTAGGATTTTAACATGAATTACATAGACGCTATATTTCAGGTTTTCCAAAACAAGATATTGAACTCGTTGGGAGTGGAGAGGGACTTTGTCAGCCTTATCAAGGATAGGGATATAAGCCGGGCCATGTCAATGATGCAATGCCGGGACAGGGATGTTTCCCAAGCGATCTTGGAGTATAACCCGGAATCCCATGAGGTTAATAAACGTCCTAATAAGCACAGGAAAAATCAAGAACCGTATATTACGGAGAAATTGCCAAGAGGAAGGCAAGCGTATATAAATGAGGTCGAGTTGTTTTTTCTCCTCGGGCAGCCTATCTTGTGGAAAGCTGTATCGGATGATACGGATAAGGCTTTCAGGGCATTCGGTGATTTTCTCCGTGATACTCGATTCAACACGACAATCCGGGAGGCCAAGCGTTTGGCTGGGGCGGAGACGGAGAGCGCTAAGGTTTATCATATATACAGGGAAAATGGTATGCCCCAAGTAAAGGTTAAGGTTATATCCAAATCAAAAGGATATACATTGCGGCCTTTATTTGATCAATGGGATAACATGATAGCTTTTGGTTATGGATATACGTTGCTTGAGGGCGATAAGTCCGTAGAGCATTTTGATATAGAGACCCCGGAATACATCTATAGATGCAAGAGAGCGGATATCGGATGGGATGTTACGCCATTGCTTAATCCTTCGGGTAAAATAAATGTTATCTACTATCGTCAAAACAAGGCATGGTATGGGGTGCAAAAGCGTATAGACAGAGAGGAAGCGGTTGATAGCAAGGCGGCGGATTCCAATAATTATTTCTCCGATCCAAAATTGAAATTAACCGCTGATGTCATTCAGAGCATAGTAGGAGGAGGATCTAATATGGTAGGAGAGGTTATCACCATGTCCGATAAGGACAAAAGCGCTGCCGAGTACCTAGTTCCGCCCGATTATTCCACGATGAAAGAGGCGGAGAAAAAAGACCTGTCATCAAGCATACTATTCGATACGTTCACCCCGGATTTCAGTTACGAGAACATGAAGGGGCTTGGGACATTATCCGGGGAGGCATTGAAAAGGGCCTTGGCCCTTGGATACATGAAAAGGGATAACTTGAAAGAGATATATGATATATTAATAGACCGTGAGAAGAATCTTATATTGGCTATCATGATGAACGTAACTCATATCGGCATGAGAGAGGAGTTAGGCAGGCTCGACCTGCAACATGAGTTCTCCGAGCCTTTCGCCGAGGATAAGGATAAGAGAATAGATATGATAGCGAAACTCTATGAGTCAGGATTGGTGTCCCTTCAAACGGCGGTAGATATGCTGTCCTTGACTGATAAGCCGGAGGAGGAGATTCGACGGATATTAGAGGATAAGCGGGAAAAGACGCAAGATAATAGAAAAGAGAAGATTGAAAATTCCAAAAGCCCGGATGATTCCAATCGAAATTAAAGGTCTTACGGAATTATTTAAATAAAAAATACTGTTAAATGGTATATAAAGGCATATTTATTCACAAAATTGAATTTTAAATATTATGGTAAAGGATGTAATGTTCCGAAAGGAAGGAGATAAGTATATATCGGATTCTATATCGCTCCAATCAAGCGATATAGTTCTACATGTAGAACTTAAAGATAATGGTAATATTGTCTTAGAGAGAAGTATTACTGGTGATAATTGGGTAGTTGCAGCTTATCTAGCTCGAAATGTCAAGCTGTATGAGAATGGGGTAGTAGGTAAATCTGGACAGATAGTAAGGATCGTGTCGACAATAGAAATCTCTAAAATATCGATACTGCAATGATAGCTCTAAACGACATCAACTTATCCAAGATCGATCTCTCGGGCATAGACTTGCGAGGGATAAAGCTGGGGCTTGGAGGGCGTGGCGGTTCCGGCGATGATTCCCAGCGCCCTTGGCTCTTCCCCGACCATGCATGGACAGTGACCGGCAAGACCAACGAGGATAGTAATCGTGATATTATCGCCAATGTTACAGGCAATGGTAATGATCTTAAGCTGACCAATTTTGGGTTTGCGGAAGGTAGCGGGTATAATCAAGAAGGTGAATATGCGGGCTATCTGATTACTGATGGGGTGGATGATAAGGTTGTTTCGTCGGATTTTGTAATGGATAAGGAATTTACGATTGTTGGTGAGTGGAAGCTGGTAGCTGACGAGATGGGGTCTGCGGGTATCATAAAACCTTCTTCTTTATTTGTGTTTAACAAAGATAATGGATTGATAATATACATAAATAACACAAGTAAAGGACAAGTTTTAAATACTAAATCTTTAAAGGCTATTTGCTCAGATGGACGTGTATATTATGATGATTGGTCTGAAATGCTAGTTAGTGAAGAACAACCTATCGCAAGTAGTAATAAGTACTTAATGATTGGTAGTAATGGAAACCACTTTACTAAAATCGCCTTAAAGAATTTAGCCATTTACAACCATATCCTATCCAAAGACAACTGTATCAAAGCATATGATTATTTACAAACATTAAAAGCAAAATGATATGAGGTACGCTATAGTGGATTTATTATGGGCTAAATCTCACGGAATCGAGATATTGCCCGAAATGAGAACGAGTGTGGATCAAAGCAAGGTAGTCTTGCATGAGGAGTATCTATCTCCCTTTGCCGAGGAGGACTTCCCTCGCTATAATTTCGACGACCCGTCTTTCATAGAGCTATTGAATAGCGACGAATGGACTTATCCGGAAGAAGAACAACCCGTAATCAATAGGCAACTCAGCAGATTGTTGGAATTGGACGAACTGGACAAGGAGGCTACCGAGGAGATAAACACGTATAACCTTACCCCGTCGGAAGCCTTACAGGTCAAGGATCGATACCCGGAATGGAAGACCGGGATAAATGTCAAAGCCGGTGAGCGATACCGGGTCGAGGACATCCTGTGGGAATGTATCAAAGACCATCTCACGCAAGAGAACTGGAAGCCTAGCACAGCCACCCTAAGCCTGTGGAAAAGAGTAGACGCGGAAGGACATGCCGGCACTATGGAAGATCCTATTCCATATACACAAAATATGGCGCTTGAATTCAACAAGTACTACACGCAGGATGGCGTATTGTATCTCTGCATACAAGCTATGACACCCGGACCGTTCGATTTAAAGGATGTACCGGCGCATGCGCAGCCTATCAAGCAATAGGCACGAATGGTTTAATATTATTGTTTTTGTGACAATCGGTCTATTGTCATGTATATAGCCTGTTTTTATTTTATTACAAGCTTATGTATCAATACTTTTATGCGAAAAATAAAAGTGATAGCATGAAAGAGAAGATTTTCCAGCAGTTAAAACAGAAGTACTCAAATCTTGGGTTAACGGAGGATGTTTTGAGGTCCGTGGCAGAATCATTGGGGTCCACTGGCCTGATTACGGACGATAATCTTGAAACTGCGGTAGCAGGGCAAGAATCAATGTTGAAATCTTACCAGAGTTCCTTGGATAAGGTGCGAACCGAATGCGCAAATTACAAGAAGGAATTAGAGGAGTTGAGAGGCAAGGGGGGCGGCCAGCAACAGCAACCAGATAAAAACGAGGAGCCGGATTGGTTCAAGAAGTATCGTGAGGAGCAGGACGAGAAAATCCGGCTCTTGACCTCCGAGAATGATAAAGCTAAGGAGGAGAAAGCACGTGCTGAAAGACACAATCTGATCCTTGACAAGGCCAAGAGCCTTAAGATCTCAAAGGAACGGATAGAGGAGGGCTTCGCTATAACGGACGATATGGACGATAATGCGATTGATACTTATCTGTCCAAGGTGAGACAAAATGAGGTCGCAAAGGGATTAGAGGAAAAAGGTTCGGCGTTCTCTGTCTCTACGTCCAAGGAAAAGAGCAAGGAGCTCGCTAAGGATTGGGCCAAATCATTGCCGGACGCTAATTAAAGTAAAAGATTATGGGTATCGAATTTAACAAAACAAAGATTAAAGGATCGTTCCCCGTCTTTTGGCGCGGGGAATGCGCAGTCCTTCCCGGAGATTTCAAATTAACCACTGAGTTGGCGGAAGGGACAATCGTGCGAAAGGGCACTCCTATCAAGCTGGACTTTGATCGCATGGAGTGCAAGATCTGTAAGGCCGTTAAGGTATTAGCCGGAGGAACGACCACTAAGCCACGTATAGGGAAAGATAGCTTTGTCGCCAAGGGAGATTCTATTGGTGGGCAGAACGTGAGTTCCGTAGATTCAAGCAACTCTGATTATGACGTGGTTACATTGGATGCCGCTGTAGAGTCTGCTACAGAAGGGGCGATTCTTGCCGTGGGAACGGATGAGCCTGACGCTGTGGTTGAGACAACGTTTGTCTATACGAAGAATATGTCTTTCCAGACGGTATCGGCGGGATATGAGGTCCTTATCCTTAAGGATGTGGCTTATCCAGTCCCTTCCTCATGGTTGACGGGATTCAGCATGAAGAATAATCCCACTATTAAGTATATTAGACAGTAAGGAGGTGAACGATGGATGTTTATAGTTCTATTTTTGGCGAACTGACGAAAGAGGTTCAGATTCGTATTGACGCTGCCACGGAGCTTCGCAAGCGCTTGTTTGACCAGAATATCTACGAGCGTTATCTTGATTGGGATGTCCCGACTATCGGCCTTAATTTTGAGGAGCTGATCGGGCAATATAACTTGAGCGTTGCGGCGGCTACCCTTGATTCCAAGGGAAAGGAACCGATCTTGGGTACGGAGGGGCTTGAGACCTTGAAGCAAAAGGTCCTTACCCACCAGATGAGTTACTCAATGCCGATCGAGGAGTATCGCAAGGTCTTGCAGATCCTAGACTCTAGGATGTTGACGGATGACCAGAAGACACAGCAGCTCATTAATCTGATGTGGAATAACGTGTCTACCGTTGTCAAATCCGTACAATCTAAGCTGGATATTATTTTCTTGGGTGCCTTGTCTAACAAGGGGGTATTTACATTTAATGCCAATAATAACCCTGAAGGAGGGGTACGTGGTATTATTGATTACAAGATGCCGCCCGAGAATATCGCTAGCGTTACTCTTGACTGGACGGATACCAATAAGGCCAACGTCGATCCTTTCGAGGATATCCAAGGTGTCGTGGATGCGGCCCAAGACAAGGTGACGTTTGATAAGATATTGATGTCTCCGGCCAGATTGTCTTATTTGCTTAAGAATAGGAAGATGAAGCAGGTCATTTTTGGGACCGACAAATCCGGCACTCCTCTTTTGATGTCCGGTTTGAATGAGTTCCTACGCTCTAATGACCTTCCTGTCATAGAGACAGTGAGACGTATCACCCGTATCCAAGACAACGGCAAGCTATCCGAGTACAAGCCTTGGAACGACAAGAATATCGTCTTTGTCCCGGCAGGTAAATTAGGTGTCATCAAGAACGCTTACGCCGATAATGAGTTGAGACAGGAACCGGGCGTTACTTACTCTAATTATGGCCGGATTCGTATCTCTCAATGGGGCAAGGGCGAGACGGACAATTCCAATGGCGTAGAGTTTACCAAGGCTCAATCGCTATCCTTGCCGGTCCTTACCGAGATTAATGGCATTTACTCATTGACGGTGGAGGCATGACGATAAGAGACTACATAGGGCAGAAATTCTCGGCTTATGGAGATCTATCCGAGGCGGATATGCTGGATTTCAGCATCAAATCGGGGCTATCCCCGGACGATGAGATGTCTAGTGAATCCATAGGCAAGGTAGAGACAGGGATGATAGAGATCATCCCGTCGCTGCTATTGCGCCCTGATAGCGTCAATGAAAGCGGCTTCTCTGTCTCTTGGGACAAGGACGGCCTCCGGCGGTATTATTTGTTCCTGTGCGAACGGAACGGTGTTAGCCCGGATGTGTCTTCCGGTCTTGGGGTAGTCTCATCTTATATGGATTATTGATATGTATTACGCTCCTCACATATTAGAACGAAAGGTTGTCAAGGAGTATGATCACGATGACAATGGCAATCCTGTTCCCGGGACTGGTGGTGAGTTATGGGAGAGACTGGGACGATGTAAATGCTATGATAAGAGCGCCGATCGGGTATATACGGTAAATGGCGTAGCCTTTGATTACAAATATCGTGTCGTGACAGATAAGATCAAGATTGATGCCGGGGATATCGTGAGAGTATTGAATCAAGATGGGAGTATTCGCGGTAGTGGCGTTGTTATCAACCCGATGCTCACGGATTATCTAAATTACGGGCAAATATGGCTGGAATAATAAAGTTAAGTTATGATTTGTCCGATGTGGATGATTTCATCTTGGAGGCCTATCGTGAGGTGTTCGCCTTTCTAGCCCAACTAGGGCAATCCGCTTATGAGACCGCCGTTCAAGAAGGTAAATATAACAATATTACCGGAAACTTGAGGAGTTCATTGGGATATGTCATATCAATGGACGGTAAGATCGTAAAGGAAGGCGGGTTTAAGAGGATAGATGGACGTGGGGAAAATTATGAGAAGGTTTTTTTCACGACCAGATCCCAAAAGACGGTCCAGTTCTGGGCTAAAGGAAAGTCCGGGGATGGAAGCGAGGGGAGCAGGCAAGGGCTTAGTTACGCTAGGGATCTGGCTTCTAAGCATACAAAGGGAGTGACATTGATTGTCGTGGCGGGAATGGATTACGCTAGCTATGTGAATGATATCCATAAGCTAAACGTGATAGATACTGCCGAGGCTAAAGTAATAGCTATGTTACAATGATAGTAAGCACGGACATACAGACAATCTTATATAAGAAAGCCTTGGAACTTGGTGTTACCGGGGTGTACAAGGAGGATGATACGCCTACAGGTAAGCTTGAGGAGGAGAGGGTTACCGTACACTCGAATTCCTCGGAGCCGGGAATTACATGGAAGGTGGGATTCGTTCATGTCAATATAGCCGTCCCTGATCTGGACGAGAAAGGAACGCCTGATTTGGACAGGATGAATAAGCTGGAACGTATGTCCATGGAGGTGTTCAAGGACACCTCGGTGTTTGATGGCACTCCTTATACCTACGAGGTAGACACTACTAGAATTGAGGTTAACAGGGATCTTAAATGTCACTACGTTAATGTGAGAGTATTATTTAAAGTTTTAAATGTAATAGTATTGTAATATGGGAAGAACAATTTCTGCTATAGGCGTAAAAAGGATACTTTATGGGGAGCCTCTGGTTGCTGCACCCACATACGAGAGCTTGGAGACGTTATTTACGGCTTTCAAGGATGTTCAAATCGTCCATCAAGGGACTTATGAATATACCGAGGAGGACGGTACGTTAACAGAATTCAAGGATGAGTTGACCGGCCAGACATATCGGTCATCGTTTGAGGCAGGATCACAGAGCTTGAATTGGGTGATCGGGGCATATGACTTCGCTACCAAGGCCGAGCTTATGGGCGGTAAACCCTTGGATACGGATAAGGGATGGGAACGTGGCAACGCCGGCGAGCAACGATATAAATGTATCGTCGCTATTACCAATGATGACGTGGCTATCATTTTCCCTAAGGCGAATCTTGTGGGTCGTGGGGCTTCCACGGATGGGGCTGTTGGTTTGTCGATGTCCGCCACCCCGCTGAAATCATCCACGACAATAGCTTCAGAGTATTGGTTTGACGTGGAAGGAAAATCCTTGAAGGATTGAATGTAATATGTCTTATAGGCACGGGGACGGCGGTATTTTCCGTTCGTCCCCGTTTTTGTTTAATTCTAATTTTTTACGTGACATGAACAAGGGTGCTAGTTTAGTGGCTGACGCTGTCCTAGGTGAGGATTTCAAGGTCGTGGTCCTAGGAGGGAAGGCGTATAAGGTAAGTCCTCCTACAATAGCGACGATTTGCAAAGGTATACAATACCTATCTCTTATTGATAAGACAACATCGGGCAAGGAGGATCTTGAAAAGGTGAGGAACGAACTGGAAAATATACTAAAGGGTTTGTCAGTGTTTGTTTTGGGGAGCGCCGATAGATATGAGGAGATCGAGGGGGCGACCCTTCATGAGCTAAGGGAGGCGTTGGAGACTGTCGTTAAATTCATATCCGCAGAGGATTTTTTCGTCTGTGCCGCCTTAGCCGAGAGCGTGGCAAGAATGGCGGCGACACCAAAGTGACAGGTAATGAGACCATGCTAGGGCAAGTGGCCACATTCATGGAATCGTTAAGATTGTCTTATGAGGACGTGGTTTATAAAATACCTTATCGAAACCTTCTGATCATGCAGAAGGATATATTGCATAGCGTTACCGGTGATTTGATCGTGGAGAGAACCGGGCGTGATTTGTTGAACCGAAAGGGAAAGGAGGGTGATTAATGGCAAAACTAAATTTCGAGGTCGATGCCGATCTACAGAAACTTATAAATCTTCGAAAGGAGGTGGAGGAGTTGAAATCCGCCTTGAAGGATTTCGATGTATCTACAGATACCAAGGGATTTGACGATTTAAACCGGAAATACGAGGAGGCGACACGGAAACTAAAGGACTATGAGCAGCAGATGCAGAATTATCAAAGGGTAATAGAGCAGCTTAAGGTCTCTAATGGTATTATTGATGGGGCTCGTCAGATAACAGAAGAATTGAATAACGCTACCGATGTGTTTGTCGAGCAACAACTAAAGGTTAAAGGCCTAAGTGACGAGATCAAAAAACTCAATAAGTCTTACTTGTCTCTCTCGGATGCGGATAAAAATTCCCAGAAGGGATCTAATATATTAACCGACCTGAAGGAGAAGACCCGGCAGCACGCTTTAGAGAACGAGGCCCTGAAGAGGCTAAGGAAGGAATATTCGGACAATATCAAGATCGAGGGAGCCGCCTCGGATTCCCTTGTAGCGTTGAGAAAGCAATTGTCGTTGCTTAATGCCGAGTATGACCGCCTTTCCGCTACGGATAGGAAATCGACCATAGGGACTAACCTGCAAAAACAGATACAGGCCTTGAATACGGAGATTAGTTCGGCGGAGCAAGCTACCGGACGATATCAACGGAACGTCGGCAATTACGCCAGTAGTTGGAACGGATTGAGCGTGTCGGTTCAACAGGTCGCAAGGGAGTTGCCTTCCCTTGCTGTTGGCTGGAATACATTCTTTTTGGCTATATCCAATAACTTGCCGATGCTTGCCGATGAGCTGAAGAAAGCCGCTGCGGAGTATAAGGCGTTCAAGATGGCTGTAGCGGCAGGAAATAATGACGTGGCAAAAGTGGCTCCAGTCTGGAAGCAGTTGATAACATCTATTTTCAGTTGGCAAACGGCCTTGGTTGCGGCGATAACGCTTTTATCTGTCTATGGGAAGGATATTATCGAATGGACGAAGAATTTATTGGGGGCTGATACGGCACAAAAGAGGTTGAATGAGTCATTGAAAGAATTTAATAACTTGGTAGGGAAAGGTCAAGCTGATGCCAAATTGTTATTTGATACAGTCAAGCGAACTACAGAAGGCACGCAAGGACGAGCGAAAGCCATTCAAGAGATAAATAAAGTATATGCAGAATATTTGCCTTACCTGCTTTCGGAGCAAGCTTCTCTTAAAGAGTTGGAAGCTGCTTATAAAATTGTCAACAAAGCTTTAATTGAAAATGCAGCATTAAAAGCGAAAACTGAAGCTATAAATGATGTGCTTGAAAAATCCATAGACAAACAAGCTAATGCTTTGAATGAGATGCGTTCTATTGCCTCTGAAAAATTGGGAGGAGATAGTTTTGCCATTGAGATAATGAATACGGTAGAAGGTCTCACGGAAGACTTTCGATTAGCGGGACAATCTTGGCAAAAGGCATGGCAAGGTGTTTCAGCTAAAATACAATCAGAGGTAGGAGCAAGTAAACTTCCTAGTGATTTTTATGATAATTTGGAAGATTATGTGAGATCTGTGTATGATTCAAATCAACAAATATCTGATATTCAAAAGAAATTCAATCCTTTTTTTAATAAGGAGCAAGCAGATCAAGCTGTAATTGAGAATAAGAAGTATTATGAAACAATGAAGTCTCAGGCTGAATCTTTCCTTAACTCTATTGCCGCAGATCAAAAAAAATTACTTGACACGGGTAAATTTGAAGGGATAGACAAAGAGGTAGTAGAAAGGTATAAAGAGGCTAAAGCTAACATTCAAGAGGCTACAAAGCAATTAAAGATATATGATTCTTATGATAAGCAGAATATGACTGCCCAAAAAGAATACGAACGACAAGCAAAGGAACAAAAGAAGATTCAAGAAAGAATAAATAACGAACTGCTCGAACTTCAACGTCGTAATGAACAATCTCGGATTGATTTGATGGAGGAAGGATCCGATAAGCGCATCGCCCAAATAGAATATGATTACGATCGTGAAATAGAAGCTATCCGTAAGAGGGAGAAAGAGTGGCGTGAGGCTCAAGGGGGAAAACTCACGCAAGAACAAACGGTTGAAATAAAAACAGCCATTACGCAGGCTCAGGCTACCCGTATGCGGTCCACGCAAGAAGTAGAGAACGAGCAGATCGAGGCTCAACGTAAAGCCATGAATGATTATCTTAAGGAATATGGCACTTATCAAGACAAAAAAATGGCACTCGCCGCCGAATACGGGCAAAAAATAGCGTTTGCCGAGACTGAGGGGGAGAAATTGATACTCGGGAAGGAATGGGATAAGCAGCTTTCCGACCTTGAGATAAAAAGTGGCAATACCGCCAATGCCATAATCGCTCTTTTTGGAGACATGAAGGACAAGACTCTAAAGGAGTTGATAGAGATATCCACCAAGGGAAAAGAGGCCTTGGAGTTTCTTAAGTCCGGAGAATGGGATGAATCAAAAGGCAAGGGATTAGGCATAACGCAGGAACAATTCGATCTTTGGTCTGATATGCCTGAAATAATGGATAGGGCAGGGAAAAGCGTTGAGAGCACCAACGAGAAGGTCGATGAGTTGCGACCCGCTTTTGACAAGGTGACAGAAGGAGTGAGGCGATTCTTTGCCGCTGGTGACGACCCCAAAAAACTGACGGAATCATTACAGCTCATTAATGAGGGTGTAAATGAAGTTATGACCTCTGTTCAATTCTTGTCTAATACCTTTGGAAAACTTGGTGATTCGTTCGGAGGTGCTTTTAATGACATAGCGGAAGGTTTAAATATGGCAATGGACGCTGTAAATTCCGCTATGCAGGGTGCGCAAGCGGGTGCGATGTTTGGCCCTATAGGGGCATCCGCTGGTGCTGCTATTGGGGTAGTGACCTCTCTAGCGTCCTCTATCGCTAAGATCCATGACAAAAAGAACGAGAAACGTATACAGAGATTACAAGACCAGATCGATGTGTTGGATGCCTCGTACGAGAAACTAGGCCGTTCCATAGAAAAGGCTTATTCTACGGACGCTTCTAAGCTCATAAACCAGCAAAATAAATTGCTAGAGCAGCAAAAAGTGATCATCCAACAACAGATCGAGGAGGAAAGGAACAAGAAAAAGACCGACGATGACCGGATCAAGGATTGGCAAAAGCAATTGGAGGATATCAACGCTCAATTGGAGGACAATAAGGAGAAAGCTGTAGAGGCTATAACAGGAACCGATGTCATGTCCGCTATTGACGAGTTCGCCCAAGCGTATTCGGAGGCGTGGGCTACAGGAACTAATGCGGCAGAGGCTTCGACTAAGATTGTCCAAAATTTGATCAAGACGGCTATCATTGAGTTCTTGAAGAAGAAATTATCCCCTTCCGTAGAGGAATTCATGAAGAAACTGGCCGATTATATGTCCGATGGTATCGTTTCGCCTTGGGAAGAAGCGGAGTTGAACAAGTTGAAGGAAAAAATGGACGCTGAGGCCCAGAAGGTCTTCGATACGTCAAGCAAGTATTTCCAAGAGGATAAAAATGATAAATATGAGCAGACCGCTACATCCGGGGGTTTCGAGAAAATGTCTCAAGATAGCGCCGATGAGTTAAATGGCCGTTTCACCGCCCTGCAAATGACAGGGGAGGAGATACTGTTGTTCTTGCAAGGCTCCGAGCAATTCTTGAGCCTCTTGTATATAAAGGCCAGTATGGACGTGATATCTGTAAAGATAGCCTCGTTGTATGATGTGGCGGATGAGACTAGGACGATGATCGCCAGTATATATATAGAGTTACAGCAGATCAATGATAATACCGCCAATACCGTGATACAATTGAAAAAAGCGGTGGATAAATTGACAAGTATAGAGACTAACACTAAAAACATGTAGTATGAATGTTGGAGATATAACGAGACGGGCTATTTCGCTAGGGGCTTGCAGTGAATCAGGCAAGGCCACTGACTGGAAGAGCCTATGTTGGCTGTTTTTTTCCCCGCAAGGGCGGGAGTTTTGCGAGGAGAATAATTATCCTTCGTTGGATTTATTTAGAGGCATGGCTAAAAACATAGCTCCCTACGGGATATACGTGGATCGTGATCTAATTGAGCTTAACAATAAAACAAACGTAGGTGTGATAGGTAATACCGTGGCGTATTTGAGTTATGACGATAACACGAGGGTGCATAAGGTGATCTTGATGCACGGGGGCAAGGCCAAGATAGAGGCCGGGAACTACTCCGTGATATTGCTTGTCAATATCGGGGGATGCGAGGTGGAGATTATTAACGACGGAACGGCAAGGATATTATGTTAGGGGATCTATATATTAACGGGAATGACGCATGGGGCACGTATCGTGTCGCCATGGGAGAGGGTTTTATCCAGACCTTGCTAACCCCAGCGGGAAACAAGGATTTCATAGAGAACGAGAGCCGGTTGGAAAACGGGAAGAGGGTCGTGTTCAATAATCCCAAGGTGGCTAGCCGGGATCTTACCCTTACGTTCAACATACACGGGGATACGCAAGAGGAATATATGCTGAATTATAAGGCGTTCGTGGCTGTCCTTCAACAAGGCAAGGTCGTATTGCGTGTTCCGGATCTTGATATGACATTTACCCTTGTCCATAAGAGATCATCAAGCTTCGCCTTGGATCGGAACAGGTTGAATAGTAGGCTATCCGTTAAGTTCGAGGAACCTGACCCAACGTCAAGGGGATAAGTGAAGAGCCGTCCGGCCCTTATTGGCTAGACGGCTCTTCGTCCTATTGCGCTAAAAGATGCGTATTTAAAGATCGGAGGTCGAATCTTCCCGGCTTTGACCTCCCGTTGTTGTATACCGACACGGTCATATGTGGCTTGGGCTTGGTGCCGCTAAATCCGCAAGCCCTCTCCAGCTCGTCGATAAGCCTCTCCATTTTCAAGGATTGCCGGTTGAATCGCTCCATCGCCTTCTTGTCCCTTTGGGACGTTAAAAGCATTTCGTTTAGTATCGTGTTTATGTCTTTCATATTCAATCAATCATTAGTCTTTTATCATTTGCTTTTACTTCACAATAAGTTAAAGTTTTGGCTGTACGCCTTATATCGTACCTTTTAATTTGGTATGTATATACAGTTATTCTATAACCACTATCTTCCCGTCAGATGGACTTCCTCCAAACAGGTGATTGATATAAGCCAAACCTTTTTGAGTGACAAGTATCTTCGTGACAACGAACCCCGGATGGTTATTACGCTCGATGAATTTTTCCTTCATCTCGAAATACCCGGCATTGACAAACCGTTGCTTCGGCTCGTTCCGGTTAGAGAAGAATACGCCTACCTGCCTTAGCTTTTGGAACAGGGTATTGCGCCCGAATCCCAGCTTTAGGATTTTTGCGGCCATCCCGATATCAACTTTGTCGTCGGTGGTGAAGGCTGTTTTAGCGAATGATACATAAGGTTCTTGTTCGGCAGTCTTTTTTTCGAGATGCTTATTTTTTAATTCCAAGCGTTGCTTTTCCTCACGCTCATTCTTTAGTTGTGTGGCAAGACTGATAACAAGGTCTGGGTTATTAATCATTTGCTCCAAAGTAGGCTGTGTGGCAGTCATGCCGTATCGCATTAATTCGTCAAGTTTCTCAGTACACCATAATTTTAAATCAATGTCTAACCATTGGCAAAAATCGACTACTATTAATCTGTGCATCCAAGTACCCCCTCCGTTATGTGATGAACCTGCCTTTGATATAACTAATTGATTTTCAGAAATACCATATTTTCTTGTAATTGCATTAATTAATTGATTTGTAGTAGGTAAAGACAAATAATCATTAGGACGCTTCCCATATATTTTAGCGAGTTGTGTAGCGTTAACCATAACATCATCTTTGATGTCAAAAAGAACATCGTTCCCATTATAAGAGAAAGTCTTGCTCGTGTCGTGAGCTAACGTTACTTGTACGGTACTATTATTCCCGTTCAAATAGTTTTCATTTGTCTGTAGCATGAAATGAAATTATTTGTTATTAATAAAAAAAGAGAAGTCATATCCAATCTTGCTACAGACTATCATTCGCCAAAGGCTATGATACACGGATACAACTTCTCTATATATTTTTAATATAGATGCTTCTAGGGCATAAAAAATGCCTTGGGCGTAATAAATAATAATCTGTAGCACTGCAAAGCTACGTAAACTTTTTATATCACCAAACGAAAATCGTATTTTTTTCAAGGCGGCATCCGCAAAGTCGGCTTTACGACTATCTAGATATTGATCGTATTCAAGAACTACGTGCTTAATACCGTAAGTTCCACCACCTTTACCTCTCTTGGATTTTATAATGTGTGAAAATCCCACATTTAAAATCTTACTTACAGACTTTAAATATTCTTCTGCTTGAGGAAGTCTTTGCCATTGTCTAGGATCTTTATTTTGTGGGCTTCCCGCCAAGATCCACAAGTCGTTCAGAGAAAACTTGTCCTCGTCTCTACCGATTTTTTCTAAAATATTAGCATCATATTTTGCTAATTCATTTTTATTTTTCATAACTTTGTCCCGTTAAAGGATTAATACTATCCTCATTGGTAGCTCGGTCAAGCACTACCTTTGAGGATTTTATTTTGACCGAAGTGGTAGCCGGGGACTTGAACCCCGGTGTATGCCGTCCTACCTGCTTATTACCAGTCTCGCTTGACAAGGTAAAAAGCGAAGGGCAAAGATTGAAGTTGCCTATTGTGACGGTCTGCAACTGGAATCAATGCCCTTAAATATCTTCTTTCGCTACCGTCACATGAGCGATCATTTTCATATCACAAAATTATATATGACAAAATCCGTGGCCTATTTTTTCAAGGCTCGAAAAACCACAATGGAGCTATTGTTGTAAAATCCCTCCGGCCGTATTACCGGAGGGGCATCTACTTCCGATCCTCTCCCCGTCGTTCGAGTTATCCCGCAAGCCTGCAAGTCATGTCGCTAATTACGCTCATGAATCTATCGTAGGTCTTTTTATTCCATTCCTTGTGATCCGGCATCCAGTCATTGAATATCTCCATGTAGACCACCTCGTGAAGTCTGTCCTGTACGGTGACGCATAAACCGCCCGTCTCCGGCATAACGCCTACATTTATATGTACCGGTTTCCTTCCGATCATACACTCCAACGCAATTCTTTGCACGTTCTTCAATACCTCTATCGTTTCCATATCCTTATATTATTAATGCATAGTTATCAATCACCCGAATAAACCCTGTTACCGTAAAGGCTAGCCATACCGACATGAGATAAGACAACATGCTTGCGATACTCGATGCGTCTAGCTTCTTCCTCTGCCAATCTCTTGGCTTTGGCCTCATTATTTTTTATCTCTATCTTGGCATTATCCCATGCTATAGAAAGGCACTTGCCAAAAGACCAAGAGAATTTTCGGTAAAGTCTGAATAATCTCCATGCGTCTTTCATGATCTCGCTCTTGTTGTATTTATGTGTTGCCATTGTATTGTTGTTTTATTTTGATGATGCAAAAGTAAACCTATTTTCTTTACTAAACAATAAAAAGTAAAGAAAATACGATTATTTAAGATACTTTAATAAACCTATTTTCTTTACAACTACATAATAAGACTATATTTGCATAAAAAATATTTATGACAGAAAATACAGATATTTTCAAATTAAGGATAAAGGATATTCTTTCGGATAAGAATATGACGTCAAAAGAACTTGCAGATAGAATGGGCAAGGCTCCTCAGTATATTAGCAATATAATAAATGGCGGCAAGGGGGTTTCTATACCTACACTAATTGAGATTGCTAAATATCTTGACGTAGAGTTTAGGGATTTGTTTGCATCAACAAGACAAACTGATGCAGAAGTAATTGGAGCTGTCCGAATAGGCAACATCACCCATGTAATCAATAGCAAGGAAGATATTAAGAAGTTAGCAGAAAAGTTGTAATTTATTTAGATACTATGTTCGACTACGATTTATTAGAAAAGTGCTGTGTATATAAAAATAATACACTCACATGGTTCACAGAAGAAGTACATCCAGTTGTTTACATGCTAAAAATTGGAGATGATAATTATATAGGCTCAACTTGGAACTTAAAAAACAGGGTAAATAATTATATTACCGCACTTCCCAAAGGCGAATATAATGCAAAATCTGTTCAAAACGCATATAACAGGAATCAATCTATTATCGTATACATAATTGAGAGAATTATAATAGGAGACATAAGAGTTCGAGAACAATTCTATATAAATCTTATAAATCCGACATTAAACACATTTAAAACAACAAGTACAACGAAGTTAGATTTTATGGAAAATCATATTCAAAATGGATTTTTTCAGCTAAGAACTAACGAATGCCTTAAACAGCATCATATATCTCCTAATACAGTTGCTGAAAAATTAGGGATGTCTGCTTATATGTTTAATAAAAAATGCAATATCCGACACATGATTTCCTTTATAAAGTAGCAAGAACAATGGATATACCATTTATAGATTTTTTTACAAATGAGCCATATTATCCACAAGGTGTTTATTTTAAAATTGATGGGAAAGTTTACAAAGCAACTGCTGAATAAGAATCATGGATGCAATAGGCTGTCCAATAACAGAACTCTCCGCATCCCCTTCTGAAGTACAAAAAGAGAATGATGGAGGGTATAAATGCCCTAACTGCGGATATCCATTAAAGATTAAGGTGGAATGATGTTATCTTCAATGATCTCAAAATAAAAATCATGAAAGTTTGTTTTCTGCATACAATACACTACCTTTGCGATACAATATAATACATAAGTAATATGGAAGCAGTAATAAGAAAGCAAACATCGTTCCGTTTACGTGAGGACTTGTTGCAAATATTGCAGGAGCAAGCCAAGAAAGCGAACAGGAGCCTGAATAATTTCGTAGAGAGCACCTTGATGGACGCTGTATACTCCGAGCCAAACGAGGAAACGATAGCGGCGATAAACGAGGCTCGTTCTGGAAAGTATGCCGGGACGATAGACGTAAGCAATTTTGATGCCTTCATGAAATCATTGGATGAGATAGAATGAAAACGATCCATTACAGTACGAAGGCAAAGAAAGACTTGAAGAAGTACCGCAGCAACATCAAGTTGATGGAAGCCTTGTTTGAAGTCTTGGACAAGCTAAAGAAAGGGGAATCCATTCCAAGCAAGTACAAGCCCCATGAGTTGATAGGCAATTACAAGAACTGCATGGAGTGTCATGTAGGCAACGACTTTCTTCTTATTTGGATAGATGCGGTGTCTGACATAGTGGAAATTGTCAGGATCGGAAGCCACTCCGAGCTGTTCGGGAAAAAGAAATGATTTAACATTATCGATGGAAAATGGTAAGGATGAGTAAATAATACCATGATAAGGTGACGGATCGCTGAAAGGCGGTCTTTTTTTATGATCTTCATCGATGTCTCATGAGATAATTTGGATATATAAATCATAACTATGAGGAAGAATTGATTAAAGGCCAGAAAAAGTTGTTGGATATTTTGGTATGGTAGTTTGTTTTTTATATGTTTGCCAAAAATTAATATTTAAACACAAATGTTATGAAGAAAGTATTTTTGTTGTTTTTTCTATTTGTTTTTATTTCAGCAAATGCTCAGTTTAAAGCTACAAAGGATGGATTAACGACAGAGGACGGAAAGCCTTATTATGTTGTGCCAATAGAGGGTAAAACGGCTATGGAATTGTATAAAGGTGTAAATTCGTATGTCCTAAGTAATTATAAAAATCCTGATGCTGTGGCGAATAAAATGGAGGGTGAAATGATCAATATCCATTCATTTGATAATGAAGCTTTTTTGTTGTCAAAAGTAATGGGAATGAGTGTCTACGGAGAGATAGATATGAACTTGGTCGTATATTTTAAAGATAATAGGATTAGATTTGATATACCTGTTATTAATAAAATGCAAGCGGATAAAACATCTGGCGTAGGCAAGGATAAAACGCAATATCATTTTAGTGGAGGTATTGGCAAATTTATGGGAAGTGCATCTTTATTTAATGATAAAGGAAAAGTTAAAGATAAAAAGTTTGTTGAAGGTTTAGAGTCATATGTAAATAATATGATAAAAGAGATATCTGAATCTGCGAAATCTTATTCAGAGGAAGATTGGTGATTAGCATTTATTCCCCCTCTTAAGCCCGTTCCGTCCTTTCGGTTCGGGCTTTTTTATTTCCTCCTACAACAAAATTACAACAATCCCGCCATTGTTTTTTTTAGGTCCGCTTGATTTTTTGCCATCCCCCTTATATGCGTGAACTTTGAGTTCATGATCGAGATTAAGGACATATCTGGTAGAGTCAAGTTGTCGGTATCGATAGAAACGGGTTCGGTACGTCGGTTTGAGTTGATGAAAGAGGACTATGTGAACCTCGTGTTCTCCTTGTCCGATCCGGTACAACTGGAGATCGGAGACAATATCGATTATGAAGGTAGCGTTTTCTGCGTAACTGGCAAGACATATCCGACATTCAACGCATCCACAGGCGGATACGACTATAGCGTGCGATTCGACTCGCATTATTACCGATGGAAGAATCATATCCTATTTTACGATAGGCAAGGTAACAAGGAAGCGTCATGGAGCCTTACACGTGCTCCGGAGGCCCACCTAAGCATTGTCGTATCCAATTTGCGATCTCTGGGATTCAGGTATAACGGCAAGGAGTACCAAGCCGTTGTCGATAGCTCCGTTGACGCTGTCGCCAAGCTCGTGCAATACGACAGCACGAATATCGTGGATGCCCTTACCAAGATTGCCGAGGCGTGGGAGTGCGAGTGGTGGGTAGAGGGTGACAAGATATATATAGGTAGGATAGAGCGTGGCGATCCCGTAGATCTGGAGATAGGTAGGCAGGTAGTGTCCATGCCAAGGAGCCAAAGCCAAGACCTGTTCGCCACACGCCTGTACGCTTTCGGCTCAACGAGAAATATCCCCTCGGGCTATCGCAAGGGGGAATCCGGTACGGTGGTGCAAGGGGTGGTGCAAAAACGCCTCATGCTTCCTAAGGGAACTCCCTACGTGGACGTGGTACAGGGATTGACCGAGGATCAAATAGTGGAGGCGGTCGTTATATTCGACGATATATACCCTCGTAAGATAGGTACGATAACCGAGGTGATACCGAAGGAGGTCACGGAGGAGGGCGAGGACGGGACATCGGAGACATTCACCGTCTATCGGTTCAAGGACTCGGGATTGTCCTTCTCCGATGAATACGTGCTTCCCGGCAAAGAGCTTCGTGTCGTATTCCAGACGGGGCCGTTGTCAGGTATGGATTTCGCCTTGCGATTCAATCCTGAAGGACTGCCGGAGGATGATCCGGAGGCTCAGGTGTTCGAGATAATCCGTAATGACTCCTATGGCCAGACATTGCCGGAAAGCCCTCTTATACCGGGGGCGGGGAACAAATATATCCTATACAATTTTGACACGCAATACGTAAGTGACACCCTTATCCCGCAGGCGGAAGAGGAATTGCTAAGAAGGACGATAGAGTATAAGGGCAAGGTCGTGTCGGACCCTTCCACTTACACATGCGTCCTTAACTCATACTACGCTTCCGGCTACGATGAGAATAATGGTATATTGAACCCGGAAAAGGCGATTGATCTATCCTTAGGTCAGCGTGTCAGGCTTATCAATAAGGCCTATTTTGAGAATGGGAGGGAATCTAGGGTATTGGGTTTCGAGAAAAAGCTTGATATCCCATATGATTCGCCTTCCTATACGGTAGGAGAGAGCGCTGCTTACTCCCGGTTGGGGGAATTGGAGCGTAAGTTGGAGAATATCCAATATAAGGATAACACGTACGTCAACCAAGGTAGCGGTTCTTTCGGGGTGTATATCATAAAGAAAGAGGATACTACCGCCGCCTCGGACGAGAACGTTTTCTCCGCTCTGCGGACATTATATGAGATAAACAAGGTAAAACAGGATAACGACAAACGTTACCTTCGTAAGGACATTCCCGATATCGCCCATGAGGATATTTTATTCGACAAGAAGATAGGCTCCTCCATCTTCCTCGACGGCATGGACGGCAAGGGCTGGGAGATCAAGGCCGATGGTCGTACCATATTTGATGAGTCATGGTTCCGTGGGAATGTTTTATTCAAGAAACGAGTGGGTTCCCATACGTTTATATCCGGTTTCCCTAATGGCTTCGGTTGGGATATTGCTCCATATAAACGGGTTAACTCGGCTGGTGTAGAGGAACAGAAATTCCGTTTAGAGATAGACGATATAAATGTGAGAGGCAGTCTCCGGGTCTATGAGTTCATCGTCTCTCAGCTTCGTGGCGAAAACGACAACGTGATATTCTCAGGGATGATGAAGGTGGAGTATTACGACCATGCGACCGGAAGGATTTACTTGGACACGGGGAACGGCGTGCTCTACAATCCGTTCCGTTCGGGGGATATATTGATGGTCCAACATTTTGGGGGAATGCCGACAGGGGAGAATGATTACAATATCATCAAGCAATACGAACTTCGGGTTGATCAAGTCGGCATCGGTAATTTATCGGACGGTGAAGATCGCTTGGACTGGATTACGTTTGTCAACTTTGCCGGTGATAAAGCCGACATTGCGCAAGGAGATGTATTAACCCGTATAGATAGCGTGGCTGATTCTACCAGAAAGGGTATTGTCAAGATTACTACGATCGACGAGATCGGCGCTCCATATATGGATGTCGTGTATGGGATGAAGACAGACCCCGATAACGCGACCAAGGCACGTATCGGAAATCTTTCCGGGATAAGAACCAAAAACGGTATAGATTTGACCGGTGTTTGGGGGATTTACGGTAACGGGGCTTACTTTGAAAATTCGACCTACATCCTTGATACAGGTAATACGGTCGAGCAGGAATTTTCCATAATGAACGGGAAATTCGAGAGTTCAATCGAAGGCATCAGGAACGATATATCCTTAGAGCCGGGCAATATATTGAAAAATAGCTCATTCTCCCAAAATACGGACTATTGGGTGACAGAGAACTCAATAAGTTTTTGGGGACATGACGGATCGTTTATTTACGCCAATGATTCTTTCCTGTCAGAGAAGAGGGGAGTTTCAGATATTTATCAAGACGGCAACAGGAATGTCTTACGTATCAGAGACTCGTATATCCTCCAGCGGAATGACGTTATAAACATACCGTCACATGAGACCGAGGCGACCGAGTATGACTATTCCTTCTCATTACATTACCGGGTTGTTAAGGCGGGGATATTGACCGTAGGTTTCGAGGGATCAAGCCTTTATGTCTCCATGTCCTTGGAACCATCATCCTCGTATCGTAAGCTTTCGAAAGCGGGGAAATGGGACGAACGTGGCGATTTCCGTATATCTTTCGATGGGGAAATACTGATTTATGGTGTTTCCTTGTTTATCGATAACTTGGCGGATGCCATTATCAGGTTGGAAACAAGGATAGAGCAAACAGAAGAGTCTATCAAGCTGGCGGCAACGAAGGATTATGTGGATGAGGAAACAGGTAAGGTGTATACCAAGTATGATTCTCAATTGAATATTACCGCAGAGCAAATATCGGCCATATCAACGAGGGTGGATAATATAAGGAATGAGATAGACACGGCGGGATGGATCAACACTACGCAGGGAAATACGTTGTTCGCCGCCAAGAGCTTGGAAAACGGCGATAATATCATATCGTATATCAACCAGACGGCAACGACAACCACCATTAAATCGAATAGGATCAACCTTGTGGGAGCCGTTACCTATTCAGATTTAGACTCCTCTTTACAGGATAAGGTGGATGCGGCTGGCGGGGATGCATTGGATAAAGCCTTGGAAGCCTATGAGAAAGCTTCTGATGCCTATAGCATAGCGAATAGCGCAGACTCAACTGCTTCATCGGCTTATAGCAGGGCGACTACAGCCATTACAGACGCCACAAATGCTTTAAATGCGGCGAAGGAAGCCAATACATCGGTCGAGTTACTTCCCGGTTGGGTCAAAGAGAATGACATTATTAAAGCATTGGAAGATAAGACAATCATCGTTAATGGGTATATCGCTACTTCTATGATTGATGTGAATAATTTGTATGCTAAGAAGTTGGCGGCAACAGAGGGGACTATTGGAGCCTTTAAGATAATGTCCTATAAAAGCCTTGAGACAGATGATGCCGACGCTTTTATTCGCATGCACGAGACTGGACAAGTTTTTACCTTTATATATGCCGGGCATGTAGAATCTCATTCCGGAAAAGGGGCGGCTTTGATTGGAATAGCGGATAATAGTGATTCCATGGCATTGTATACAGAAGGAGGTATAACGTTTAAGGGTTTAAGTACGACGGCAGAAAGTTCCTACTGGAAGCCTTTATTAATACATACAAATACTGGAGAGATAAGAAGAAGTTCCTAATATAAAAATAATAATTATGAAAGTGAATTTTCACATAGCATTTAAGAATTCTCAAGGCGAAGAAGCCTTTGAGTGGGTACCTGCCGGAGAGAAAAAGGAGAAACGTTATCAAATGATAGACGAGGTCCTTTGCCAAGGATTATTTGATGGCAAATATATCCACATGACAGGGCGTGATGAAGATGATTCGCGTAGCAAGTTACAAGCATTTGAACTGTATCTGAAGCTAAGGCAAGCTAACGGAGAATTGGATATAACAATCGAGGAGGCTACATTGATCAAAAAAGTGGCATTACTCTTACCTCCTGGAGCGTATGGGCAAATTTATAACATTATAGAAAGGGGAAATTAACATGGCACTATCAACATTATCATCTGTATTGAGAAGCAAATACAAAAACACGGTAGGAGATTATGATATCTCCTATGAGACAACACGGAATGCGGGCGAAAAGGTAACAGAGGTATTGGCCTCGGTCAAAAAAGGAGAGCTTAGGTTCGGTTATGTAAACATTGTGGACAAAGGCAGGAAATCGATAGTCTTGGAAGATGGAGTCTCGGACGAAGACTGCAAGGCTATATTGTCAACCGTGATAGACGATGCGGCAAATATTTTCCTTAAACAAGAATAACATACGATAATATGGCTGTAGGGGATCTTACATTGTCTTCCGGCTTTACTCTAACGCCCGAGGATTTACGTGCGATCGCCGCTGAGAGTAAAAAGATCTTAGCGGAGGAGTCCAAGGATTTAAGTCAGTTCAAGGAGATTGACTCTATATCCTCCGTGTCATCTTTGCCCGGTATTTCCGCTAAGGAGGAATTAGTGAGAGTCCCCATGGCTATACTTAAGGGACTTGACGGTAGGGAGATAGAACTAGCCTCTTCGTCTACGGATATCCAATGGAGGTATGTTGGAAATCCCGGATGGAATGTGTTGGTGGAATTATCCTTGCTAACCGGTCCGAAGGGAACTCCGGGAGATCCTCCGGTCGTCTCTATCGGTACGGTCTCCACCCTTCCTTTTAATAGCTCGGCAACGGCTGGCTTTGTCTTGAGAGGGGAGACCCCAGAAGGTATACCTATTTATGCTTTGGATTTAGGTATCCCACAAGGCAAGCCCGGCCAAGACGGAAATGGGGCGGGGAACGTGTTTGTCCCTACGGATAATATCATAGCCGATAGATATTATATTTTTAAATCCTCCGTTGATAAAAGCGCAAACGGGGATTTTATCGAATTGGACAGCCTTGCCTTTGGTGTAGGTCAAAACTACTCGGGTTACAAGAACGCCGAGATATTCAATGACTATGAGAATAACAAGGCGGCAGGAAATTACGCCCACGCAGAGGGTATGAATACCAACGCTACCGGTCCTAGGGCGCATGCGGAGGGTTACGAAACGAATGTGTTCGCTAGCGAGGGTCACGCCGAGGGCAGGGGAACATGGTGCTTAGGAGCGCAATCGCATGTAGAGGGATTATATTCTTATTGTTTAGGAGATGGTTCGCATGTAGAAGGAGGATCAATAGGCACCCAGCCTTATTTTATTGAAAATACCGTAGGAGGCATAGCGGATCGGCCTATTTTTGATACAGAAGGGGAGGCTTTAAGGACTTTCATAGAAGATTATGGAACCTATAACTCTGAGAATATTGAGCACTCGTTAAGCTTTGACGCTGTATCTCTACTAGAGAGGTTTGCCCTAAACATGTCAATTGGTAGCCGAAGCCACCTCGAGGGATGTAACAATTTTATTTGTGATAACACAAGCCATGTAGAAGGATATAATAATATATGTGGTGATTTGTATTATTCGCATAGTGCACCAATTGTACATAAGGCAAATCATGTGGAAGGATACAATAATGTTCTGTTTTCGGGAAGAAAATATATAGATCAAAACTTCTGTGTTCACATCGAGGGGTATAACAATAAGGTTTATAGAGGATGTTCTTTCTCGCATATAGGAGGAAAAGATTGTGTTATGAGCGAAGGCTCTTCTTCTTCTTTTTGCCATGGAGATCATTTGCTTATAGAGTCAAGTTATGGGGTTTCTTTTGGTCGTTATAATGAGCCGATATTAAATGGGGAAAAAGTTTTATTTTCTTATGGGATAGGAAATGGTCCAAATAATCGAAAAAATGCTTTATCCATATTGGAGGATGGAACGGTCAGTATTCCTAGTATAGAAGATAAAATAAATAATTCTATCGATTCTAATTTTTTATATTTAAATGATAAATTAAATGATAACAACAAAGAACTTAGGGCTATCATGGATGAGCAATCTAATCAGATAAGAGACTTATTAGAATTGCTTCAATCTGGCATTGAAGGGGTAAAGGCCTTCATCGCTGGTAGCGTATTAGTGTTTACTAACAATATAAAGACGGAAGTGCTAAAAGATATTCTTTTTATTTCCGATTCTCAAGTTGTAGCGGAAAATGAAGTCTTGATAATAAAATAAAGATATGGGAACAATAAAAAAAATAAACGTAAATGGAATAGAGTATGATTTGGCTGGTTCCGGTGGAGCCATGATAAATGTTACTTATTCAGAATTAGTATCATTAATTGGTAGTAGTTCTCTTGTCCAAGGAAATAAATATAGGATAACGGATTATGTGACAGAATTTAAGTCTTGGAAGTCCGCCGGTCACCAATTCGATATTGTGGTCGAAGCTATCACGGAAGATAGGATATCGGATAAGGCATCTGCCATGTTACATGATGGAGATATTTATTTCAAAAACAGTCGGTTGTCCGCTTGGCAGATATGGTATGATATTAATAATGATACCAGTCTGTTTCATGAGGCTAAAGAAGGAGGCAAGGGTTCGATATATAGAATGATAGATGAGTTTGGAAATGATGTGTTTTATGATTTCAAGAATCTTTTAACACCAATGACATCAGAAGACAATCCAAACATATCAAGCGATACGCTAGATTTTTATACATTTTCGGTCAAGGATGGTTCCACCGTTAAGGATGCCTCGCTCGGCTTAGATAAAGTCAGTGTTTTTAATAATAAGATAACAATAACAAAAAGCCTTAACAAGGTTCCCTCCATATTTAAGAACTCTGTTATCTCAATAGATAAGCCCTTGATTGGAGGTCAGATTTACAATAATGTAATATCAGGAGGGCTTCGTGTATTGTGTAACAATATGGGAGATGTCAATTCGAACATAATATCTACGTATTGCAACGTGATAAAAAATAACCTCTCATCTTTTTATAAGAATACTATAACAATGACATCTACTAGTGTGAATATAAACGGGGTTATTATTGGATGCTCCTTGATTGGAAATTTTTCGAATGTAACGGTTGAGGGTAATATTAGTTACAGCTTTATCACGGCAGATGGCTCCTTAGTGAAAACGATCAATCCTTTTACCCTTGGATAATATGGAAACTATCCGCATAGGCAACGACATATCCGTCCAGTGGACGATATTGCACGATAATGTTCCCGAACCACTTGAGGGACGGGATTTGAAGGTGATCTTGTCAAACTCATTCGAGAGGATAGAGATAAAGGATTTCCTCCTTGTCGGTAACGTCATAAGATTCTCTTATCACGGGAAGGATCAGGTACATTGCGGGGTTTACACGTTGACGTTATTCGAGAATTATAAGAAAGATGGCATGATGGCCGTTGACGCTTGCGAGGCGTTCAAGCTCATACCGAGATCATGCGGGAAGACTGACGAACAGTCTTGCTCGAATCTGAAAGTGTCCACGGTGGATGTCAGCTCATCTTTTGATATATTGAATAACCCCAAGAACACCCTCGTGTCCGACTCAATCCATAGGATCGAGGCCATTACGCAAGAGGAGTATGACAAGATCGAGACCCCTAATCCAAACATCTTATATGTAATACTATGATTCTGAACGGGGCGATAGATATAAAGTTTAACGGAGCGGACGTAAAGAAAATCTATCTGGGACGAGATACGGTATGGACTAGGGAAGCGCATTTGATCGTTACCCCAACGGCTATATGGCTACAAAGGAGTAATGGTTTTGAAGCGGATGTGAATATAATATCAAACGTTTTATGGGACGTCGAATAGTAAATAATTAATAAAAAATTTTAGAAGTATGGCAAAACCTAGTTGGTTGACAGTAAGCCCGATGTCTGGATCGGGTAATGATACGCTGAGGAATACAGCGACGGTGTATAAGGGGAGAAAGACGAGATCTGGGACCGTAACGGTTACCGGATCCGGTGTGGCGCAACCCAAGACTTATAAGGTGACGCAAGAGGCGGAACCCGAGTATATATCCATAGATAACGGGTCGTCGATGGCGGCAGATAAGACAGGAGGAAAAGTCACTGTCAATGGGAAATCCAATTCTGCCGCCTTGTCATTCGCGTGGGTGGGAGAAGCGAAGGAGGCGACGATCTCCCCCCAGTATACCGCAGGTGGTAAACCCACTAATAATACGGAGGCGATCGAAGGAGATCCGGGAGCGACAGGCGAGGTGGTATGGTCTGTGGATCTGACCTTGCCGGCCAATACCACGATAGAGCAGATAGACAGGACCCTGAAGGTATCCAACGGTAGCACCGTTCAGCAGCAGATCGTGATTGAGCAAACAGCCGGAGACGCTAACTTGTCGTTAAGCGAGACAGATATAACGATCCCTGCGGATGGAAGCGCTGTTACCGTTCTTGTTACCTCCAATACGCAATGGGCGGTATCTTGACCCCTGCCCGGTATGGAGAAAGTGATACCATGGGGCGTAGGTGGAGGGAATCTCCACCTTGCCTATACAGGGCGAGATAATGGCGAGATCGTCATCACGAGTGACACGGAGAATTATACGGGGACGGAGCGGTACGAAGTATTGACCGTGGCGACCGGAAACGGAGCGGTCAAAGAGCGGCTTACGGTACGTCAGCCTAGTCGCAAGGCTTACGTTGACGGAAATATATTGGTGTTTACCCTTGCGGCGAATGTCTCGGTATCGGGAGGTAATTTGGTGATCGAGGATACGGGGATATCGGTAAGGGATGATGTAATATTTATTTGATAAAAAAAGGATCGGAAGAATGGAGTTTTTTAAGATGATTTGCAGTATGAGGGAGCTACTGACTGTAGTCGTGTTTGAGATGTTCATCGTTATGGTGGCGATGGGCTGGGATTTCGCCTCGGGTTATTACAAGGCTAAATTGAGGGGCGAGGAGCGTAATTCGTACGGCATGCGTAGGACAGTCAGTAAGTTCATACTTTACGCTGGTAGCGTATGTATAGCGTGCGGTATAGACTCGGTTTGCTACGTGTGCCGGTTCTGGGAATTTATCCATCTGCCTTTCTTGACCAATGTCCCGGTCGTATCCTCGATAGTGACCGTATTTATCTTGATAACGGAGGTTAGGTCTATCTGGGAGAAGGCTGACGCCAAACAAAGGAGGCAGGCGAGTAAGACAGCCGACATGATCGGTAAGGTTGTAACGCAAAAGGTTTTGGAGGACGCTTTGACAAACGCTTTATCCAATGCCATGAATAAAAAGAAGAAAGGAGAGTAAAATATGGGGGAAAATAATTTACCTCGTGGGTATCGGAACAACAACCCGGGAAACATCCGGATCAACGGAGACTTGTTCCAAGGTGAGATACGTCCGAGCAAGGACAAGTCGTTTAAGCAGTTCGAAACTATGGCCTATGGCTATCGGGCGATCTTTAAGATCCTGTCGAACTACTATAACAACTATAAGCTTGACACGATTCGCAAGATGATAGGAAGATGGGCGCCTCCGGAGGAGAACCATACCGAAAAGTATATCCAGTTTGTATCCGATTACGCCGGTATCCCGGCTGATGATCCTATCAACATCAACGATCGTGAGCAGATGATCCGGATCGTGGCCGGGATGAGCAAGGTTGAGAATGGGAGAGAGGCTGATATGTCGGATGTTATTGCGGGGTGGAATCTGTTATGAGAGCATGGCAGGTTATATTAATACTAGTGTGCTTGGTAGCCAGTTTCACGGCTGGCTACCATATCCGGGGGGATGTGGCTAGTGATTCGATATCCAAGACCGACACGTCCGCCAAGGTGGATACGATACATGACAGCATCCCGTACCCGGTCTATGAGACACTGGTACAAACAATACCTGAGCCGTTCCCTATTTATATCACGTTGGACGGTGACACGGTAAAGGAACCTGTATATGTTCCGGTACCCATAACCAGCAAGGAGTACAAGACGGATGATTACCGACTTTCAATTTCGGGTTACAAGCCTAATCTTGATTACATCGATGTATATCGCAAGACTGAGTATATAACCAAGACGATCACCCCACGTAGATGGGGAATAGGGGTTATAGCGGGTTATGGGATCGGTAAGAATGGCTTGTCACCCTATGTCGGGATAGGCGGGTTCTATAGGATTTGGTGAGGCTTCCGTGGCTCACACCCGGGAAACCTCTGATAATAGAATGAATGCGTTATATGAATAACAAGGGCTGACGTTTTTTTGTTCATGATAATTTATTAGTTTGATGGTGACTTCGTGAGAACGAGCCGGAAAGGGAAGATAAAGAAAAAGAATCTTCCCTAAATAATCGGATCGGAAGTTTGATTATTTTTTCATGCCACGCACGACGGGAAGATTCTTATATGTCTTTCTGCCGTGCATTTTTTGTGCCCGGCTTTGATAGTAAAACAAACCACGAAATAA